CGAGGATTTTATTTACTATAAACTCCGATGTGGTTGTGGTTTCATTTCCAAAGATATCAAAATTCCCATAAGTGAACTAACACCAGCCACTTGACAAGTCAGTAATAATATTGCATATTCTTCTATATGGCTGAAAATAAAAACAATTCCAAAAATCCCGTTGGTAGACCCGAAACATATTCATACACAGATAAATGGCAAGAATGGATTGATGAATGGAAACAGTTTGTCATTTCAGAAAAGCAACTTCCCTCACTTGAACGACTTACCAGATACCTACAAGATAAATTAAAAGCCGAATGTAAAAAGCATATATGTATCAATACTGTAAGGTCTTATGGGAGTGGCGAAGAGTCCAAGCCTGAATTTATGGAGGCTTTGGATTGGGCGGCACTTGAACAACGTATTGATTTGATAGAGAAAGGTCTTTCCGGGGAGTTTAACCCTACCATAGCCAAGCTCATATTAAGTGCAAATCACGGTATGCACGAAAAGACTGAAAGCGATCAGAATGTTAAACTTACTGCAATGGGCAGAATAATCAAGGACGGCAAAGAATTCAAGGTGGAGGTTGGTTAAAAAGAAATGCTAAACTTACCTAAAATATTGGATATTCCGCAAGCATGGTGTCCGATGATAAATAAGATAAATGATTATAGGTATTTCTTGCTCCATTCTGGCAGGAATTCATGTAAAAGTCATTCAGTGGCAAGATTTGTTTTGTGGCTTGCTGAACAATCAAAACTACGCATTATGTGTGGCAGGGAGATTCAGAAAAGTATCGAAGATAGCGTGCATGCCCTATTTAGGGATTTAATAAATGAGTTTGGGCTTAATTTTGATGTTGGCAAGGCTACAATAGAACACAGGGGCACAGACTCAACAATCAGATTCGCTGGCCTAAGAGAGCAGGGCGTTACATCGGTAAAGAGCATGGAGAATATATCAGTTGCATGGATAGAAGAAGCACAGAGCATAACTAAACAGTCTTTAGATATACTGATACCAACGATAAGAAACCCTAACGCTAAGGTGTTTTTCACAATGAATAGGTTTGGGCGCAATGATCCGGTATATGAGCAAATGATTAACAGGGATGATTGTTTGGTTATGTCGGCTAATTTTGATGAGATTGAACCTAGATATATAACTAAAAATGTGTGGAAAGAAGCCCAAGAATGTAAGGATAGAAGCGAGAAAGATTACGCACACATATGGGGAGGACAACCCTTAGACGAAGTGGATAATTTTCTATTTACGAACACTGAACTTGAAGCATGTAAACACTTTGAGTTTTTCCATAAAGAATCACTGTATGGATACCGGATAGGAGCTTTTGATATAGCCCGGATGGGTGACGATCGGTGTGCTTTTGTTGTTCTTGAACAGAAAGGGCCGATGCAGTGGGAAGAAATATACACTGAAGTGTGGGAAAAGAAAGATTTGGCACACACAACAGGCCGGATAATTGACCGGATAGGCAAGTTTAAGCTCGATATAAGTGTGGTTGATGGTGATGGATTGGGTGCTGGTCCGCGGGATATAGCGGATTTCTTTATAAATTCCCCCAAAGGTATAGTAGAGTTCAGGGCAAATAAACCTTCTCCAGACGATGTGAATGTTACCACAGGTCAGCGAAGATTGCGAAGGCACAGGAATATCAAGTCATGGGCGTGGCATCAAATCAAAGATCTTATTGAAAATTCATGGCTTAAAATAAATCACGAAGAAGTGTTAGAGGATTTGGGAAACATTATGTATGACTTTAAGCCCAATGGTGAAAGATTTATAGTTTCAAAGGACAAAATGAAACTACAAGGATTAAGAAGTCCCGATTGCGGGGATAGTTTAATGATGGCAGTAAGCGAGATACGCAACATCAACAAGGTATCAGACACAAAGGTTAGCAACCTACCGAAGTATGCCAACATGGATGATGATGTGATGGCTGATGGTCAGAGGTTGAGGAATTTACCACAATACACGACAGGGATGTAATGAAGATAACACTCACACAATTAAATTGGATACGAGTTAAACTTGTAATAGCTATTCTTGTGTGTGTAATGGTCATGGCTTTATTGGAGGTATTATGATGGATGAAACTATAATGTGGACAATAAGAGCAACCGCAATATGTGTAATGGTTACAGCATATCTTCAATGGAAGGCAATAATGGGGATGTAATGCAATATTTAATCAGAAGAACAATACAAGCAGACTTACCGGAGATATTAGAGCTTATACATGAGTTTCACGGTGAGATATTAAACGAATTGGGTGCGTTCTGTCAAGATGATGTAGCCAATGAACTTATGCCTAAGATGGTACACACATCAATGGTGCTTGATATAGACGGCAAGATAGTCGGGGTGATAGCGGGGTTCATAACAAATCATATAGTTAGCAAAGACCCGTTAATGCAAGAGGTGCTTTGGTTTGTATCAAAGGAATACCGCAAATATGGGTTGAAGCTATACCGAGAATTTGTGCAGATGTGCAAGGAAAGAGGCATAAAACAGCTTGTCATGGGCAACATGGGCAACACTAAGAACAAGACGTTTGAGAGGTTTTACGAATCGGAAGGGTTTAGGATACTGGATATTCAGTACATTAAGAAATTGTAGGGGGTATAAAATGGGCGTTATAACATCTTTAGTGGCGGGAACATTAGGAACAGCGGCACTTTTGGCGGGTGGAGCGACAGCGGCAACAATGGCGGCAACTGGCTCAACCAAAGAGAAGTTGGATTATTTGGGGAAAGGCCCGCAAGCACCAACACCTAAAACCGCAGAAGAAAAGGCGAAGGACGAACTTTTAAAGAAACGCAGGATGCAAGAGCGAACAGGCGGGAAAACTATACTCACAAGTCAATATGGTAGTGCTGTCAACAGCACTAAAAAATCCCTATTAGGTGAATGATGAAAAGAACATGAATTCCCTGAAATTTCTATACACAGTCGTATAATTATAGTTGACGGGCTTCCTGGTTTTCTTATTTATGAACATTACGACACATGGTTTTTAAGGAGATTATAATGGCAGGTATAATTGAAAAGATTATCAGACGAAGTAAACAGATAAATGATGATAACGCCAACTGGCGTAACTATCAGGAGGAACTAAACTCGTATGTTATTCCCCGGAAAGCATGGGTGAATACCATGAAACAGACCGGGGCGAGGTTAAAGTTCAATTTCTTGTTTGATTCGACAGCTATAAGGGCGTTGAAGATTATGGCCGCGGGGTTTCACAGTAACCTCACGAATCCGTCAACGAAATGGTTTAACCTCCGTACCCGGAATCTTGGTGTTATGGATGATAGGGCAGTACAGGTATGGTTTAAAGAGGTTGAGGACATTATCTTTGCAACTTTAAGTTCGTCTAATTTTGATACAACTATGCAAGAGTTCTATTTGAGTGTGGGGAGTGCCGGAACAAGTGCGATACTTACGCAACGCGATCCAATAGAAAAGGTGAGGTTCAAAGAAATACCTGTCGGACAGCTTGCTTTTAGTGAGGATGCTAATGGCAGGGTAAACACTATGTATCGGACATTCCCCATGACTGCTGAACAGGCATACGATAAATGGGGTGAGAAGGCAGGTGCGGCAGTTAAAGAACTGTACGAGGATAAACCCGGTGAGAAGGTGACGTTCTTGCATTATGTGGGGCCGAGAGATAAATACAATCCCGGTAAGATAGACAACCTGAACATGCCGTATATGTCGTTATGGATAGAAATATCCAAGAAAGAGAGGATAGCTGAAAGCGGGTACATGGATTTCCCTTATGCAGTAGGTAGGTTTTACAAAGATTCTACTGACCCAATGGGGTACTCACCGTCAATGGATGTACTGGCAGACATTAAACTCGTAAACGCCCAGACAAAGACGATGTTGCGAGCTTCAATGAAACAGGCCGACCCAGCCCTGATATTGCCTGACAGGGGCTTTATACTGCCTTTAAACGCCAATCCCGGTGCAACCAACTACCGTAAAGAAGGCACAAGTTCGGATGATATATCTGAAATGCCGAGTGGTGGGGCGATACCAATAACGATGGAAGTTATCCAGATGGTGCAAGGTAACATTGAAAAAGCGTTCTTTGTACCCTTATTTCAGGCATTATCGAATGTGACCAAACAAATGACCATCCCGGAGATACAGAGAAGAATCAGTGAGAATATGGTTTTACTTGGCCCGACAGTAGGTAGGTTCACACAGGATGTACTTGACCCGATAGTGTTAAGGACCTTTGGTATACTCTTAGAAGATGGCGCGTTACCGGAAGTACCTGAAGCTATCCAAGACGAGGAACTTGATATAGTATACATTTCACCATTAGCGAAGGCACAGCGAGAAACCGAAGTATACACAATAGAGAGTTTCTTGGGTGATGTCGCGGCAATAGCACAGTACAAACCCGCAGCATTGGATATAGTCAATGAAGATAAGATTGTCAAGATTATCGCACGGGTACGGGGAATCAACCCGGAACTGTTAAACTCTGATGAGAATGTAGAAGAAATCAGGAAGGCAAGAGCTGAAGCCGAGGCGATACAGATGCAGATGGCGAGAATGAAAGACGGTGTGGAGATTGCCAAAACTGTGAGTGAAGCCGAATCCAACATGAAGGAGGAATAATGCCAATAAGTGCAGATATACTCTATGACAACGACAGGCGAGAAACCGAGAACGAAGAACAATTATCAGATGATTCGATAAGCATGATAATTATGTTTATTGTTGGTATATTTATAGGGATACTTATTATTATACATGTGATGTTGGAGTTAGTGGCTTAAAGGGGAAATGATGACCCGAATAATAATGAAACAGAGGTTCGTTTTACCGTTGCCAAGACTGGCGGTTATAGTGTTACGATACGTATATGACAAGAAACATATGGAATCTGAAGATATAAAGTCAATGGAGCGCAGTATCGTACATTGGAGCAATAAAGTTGATATAACCGAAGATGAAACGTACAAACTTCAGTCGATCGGGAAGGTTTTAAAAGACTTTCAAGATGGCAAACTTGATGAACGTAAAGAGTTATTCAAGGAACACGGTATAAATTGGGCGAAGTTTCACCGGATGCCACATTTAAGGGAGCTTGGCAATGAGATTAGTTAAGGTCAACAAGACAGACTATATCAATCCCGAACATGTTATTTGTATAAGGCATGAGAAAGAAAAGGATGACAAGAATATTGACATTGCAGATACAGGGGCGTGGTGGATATATACGATAGACGGTAAGGTAAAAACAGATAACAGGTTTAATGTTCAGGCTTTTATACGAGGGAGCAGATAATGTTAGAACAATTTGAAAGAGAGAATACACTTGATAATAAGTTAGTTAAGATGAAGGCAGAACATCTTGACCAGTTATATTTGAGGGTATTCAACACGAAAGACGGGTTGATGGTACTTCGTGACATGGAGAATCGTTGCTACGTTAATATGCCGACAAAGGGAGAACTTGACGAAGGTATGCGTTGTGCGTACCTTTCAATCGTTACAAGAATGAAGAACGCAACAAAGGGAGGTAAGTAATGTTAGTTGATACTCTTAGTCTGCATAGCAGACACCTAAGACCAACGAGAAACGAGTTCAAGGAAGCAGTAAGTTTGTTTAACATCAGGGCAAGATGGGATGATACCGTTGACCCACCAGTTACAACAGCCCTACCGGAAGGAATGGTACATGAGGGGATTGAAAATGTTGAGCAAATGAGTGAAGCGTTAAAGAGCCATCAAGCTAAGACCTATATAGATTATATGGGTGATGAAGCCAAAAATGACCCAAATATAACCCGATATAAGACTGGCGAGGAATTGTATAAAGGGTTTAAAAGCCAGTCAGAGCTTGTCGGCAAGAAAGGTGTAATCATACCCGATGAAAACTCTGATGATGGCGTAAGGAGTAGTTATCGCAAGGCAATGGGTATACCGGATGGGGCAGAAGGATACCAGTTAGGGGAACTTGAAAACCTACATCCCGAAGCCAAGATAACACCGGAATCATTGACTGCGTTTAAAGCATTTGCACATAAACACGGGATGTCACAGAAACAGGCTGAAGGTGCGTTTGCTGATTATTACGGTATGATTTCAGAAACATTAAACAAACGGGATGATACCAATACAGCCAATAAGAACGAAGCCGAAACCGCGTTACGCAACGAGTGGGGCAAGGATTTTCCGGAAAACGCTACTGTTGCTCGAAGGCTTGTTGAGAAGTTTGGCGGTAAGGATGCGATAGAGGCGTTTGGCGAGTTGGGCAATAAACCGTCAGTAATGAAATTTTTATCAAATCTCGGTAAGACCATATCAGAAGAATCGTTTACCGGGGTTGGTTCAATAGATTTATCAACTGATGCAGTTGGGGCGAAACAGCGGATAAAAGCAATACAAGCTGACCCGGATTTTATGAATCCAGATAGTCCACGACACAAAGCATTGGTTGAAGAAAATACTCGGTTGTTTGCAATAGCATATTCCGAGTAAGGATAAAGTACAGATACCCATACTTGGCCTGTATGAGTTCTTAAAAGATGGTGGGATACTCTTTTAAAGACCCCAAAACAGTGTTAGGTAGACCCTTTAGTGGACACTCTACTATGAAAAGAAACATTTATTTAACTACTAAGGAGGAATGATATGGGTGCTCCAACGACAGCATTTGTAAAACAATATCAGGCCACAATTACGCTACTTGCACAGCAAATGGATTCACGGTTGAAACCCGGCTGTCTTGTAGATAATGACTGGACTGGTGAAGAAAAGTATTACGATCAGTATGCAGAAGATAGTTTTGAAGAAATATCTTCGAGATTGGCTGATACACCGATCCAAGA